CGTTAGCTTGTTCTCCACAAGCTGGATATCCGTACAAACGAGATAGGTGTTAAGAGGATGCGTATCGCCCGGTACTACTCCCGTAGCAGATACGGCGTCATCCTCATCGGTAAACCCGACGACATCCCATCCACGAGTATAGACCCAATTCCCGTTAATGAGTTGTGTTACTTTCTTATCGCTGAATCTTTCAGTTGCAGTTGCCATTTCTCCCCCGTTACGTAATCACCTTTCTCTGTGCGCTGTTCTGGTTTTTGAAGTAGTCTTTAAGAGTCGCGGCAAGATCATTAACCGCCTGAGTCGTTAAAGCCTGAGCCTGCACGACCGGCTCGTATTGATCTCGCTCCTGCTCGGCGCGAGCCTGCACGCCAGTGAGGTATTGACTATCTTGCAAGGTAGCTAACGCAGGAGTCTTGTCCTCGCTCTTATTGTCGAGCGATGCCTGTTTCTCCGCATTAGTCTGTGCGGCGTCCAGCCCCGAGAGAATCTTGCGAGCGTCCGCTCTAGCATCATCTCCAGAGCGTTCATCGTTGATAACGTCCAGCAGCTTTTTTTTCTCTTCCCCGTACTCTTTCTCAAGCTGCAATTTCTTAACCTGCTGAGCCGCGAGCTTATCCCCAAGACTTGCCTCTTGCTGGAGGAGGAATAGCCCCGCGTCTTTAATCTCGTTGCCTGCTGCCTGCTTCGCCTGTTGATCGGCCAACTGCGATAACTGCAATAGTTGCTGTTCCGCCTCAAGCTTCTGTTGATCGGTCGCGAGGCTATCGGAAGCGATCGCCTGTAACTGAGCTTCCTCGGAGCGCTGCTGTTTGGTAAGTTCAAGCTCGCGGAGCCGCTTCGCAGCGCCTTCATCCCCGAGTGCTGCCTGCTTTTCGAGAATGCTCTGCTCGTTCGCGAGGAGAGTTGCGTTGCCGCTTTCCACCTGTGCCTTGCGGGATTCCGCCAGTTGCTGACCGGCATCGGCCCGCTGCTGATCGGTCGCACGCTCATCGTGCATGATCGCCAGTAAGGCCCGCTCCGTCGCCTCTCGTTCACGGGAGCTATTCAACTGCTCCAAGAGCACCTTGGCGTTTTCATCGCCCGCAGCGGCCTCTTGCCGCAGGTTGGACAACCGTGCATCTTGGATAGCCTTGTCCTTCGTCGCCATTTCCAGTTGATAGGCCGAGTTGGTAGCGGCCGACTTTTGATCCCCCGCTGAATGCTGAGCGGCCAACTTTGCCGCCTCGATATCTTTAATCCGCTGGATAGCCTTTTGATCGCCCACGTCCGCAGCACTTTGCAGCGCAGCAGCCTGCTTATCATACTCCGCGAGGATCTTCTGCTCTGCCTCAGTGATAGCATTAAGTTCCTGCTTTAGCTGAGTTTCGAGACTCAACAACCGAGCCTCATATCCACGGTTCTCGGCCTCTAGCGTTTTCTCTTGGCCGTCCGCAACCAGCTTCGTTATCTCATCTGCTGAATGCTGTGCGGCCTCGCGAACCAGAGAGGCAAACTGATTTTGTTCTGCTAACTCAACCGCGTGAGCCTTTGCAATCTCGGCTTGCTCTACTTTAGCGGCATCCGCCTTTATGCGAGCTACTTCGGAGATAGCACCTCGGACATCCTGCCCAGCCCCGCCCGCTTTGATGAGATTAGCCTCGTACACTTTAAGGCCGTTAATCGTGGCCGCGTACTTCTCTTTTGCCTTTTGAATCTCCGCTTCCGATGGTAGCAGGTTTACGAGCGATGCCTCGTTATCATTCTTACCTAAGTCGGCAGCAAGTTTCTTTTCCGTTTCTGCGAACTCTTTGAGGATGTCTTCCTTTGCTTTTATATCCGCTTCCATTTCAGCGGTAGACTGTTTTCCGAAGGCATGAGCGAGCTTGGCCCCCAACCATTCAGCCGCTTCGCCCGCAGGCTTACCAACGAGCGGGATGCCTTTGATGCCTTCGTACAGAGCGCGCTGACCTTTTGCAGCATCTTCGGCGCTACCGTGTAACGTCGCAAAGGCCGCAGTGAGAGCCGTTACGCCAACAGGAATGAGTTCGAACGCTATTGAGATGTTACGTGCCTGCCGCAACATGGAGTGAAGGCCGTGCCCCGTTTCTGCCGCTTCGTTCAACAGATTGAACTTGTTACCAGTTTCACCAGCGGAATCTCCAACGCCTTTGAGAACGCCGCTCGCTTGGTCGCGAGCCTTAACGATGATGGATAGTTGTTTCTCGTTTGCCACTCTTCACTATTCGATAGATGGGACGCTCCCGCCTCTGTCCTATTGCTCCGCTTGCCAACGCCTTTTTTCCATAGTCAACCAGTCCAGCGCGTCGGTGAAGCTCTGCGTTTGATCCAAGAGCCCACCAGCTATCGGGAGATGGTGCTCCGCGAGGCGGACGTACTTAAATAGATCGCGGGTATTCTTGTCGATGAATGCCCACGGGCAATCGGTAAGAGAGTAGTACCCCGCACCTTTACAGGTTGTGCAGTCGCTTCCTCTACCGTTACAGGTGACACACTCTAAGTCGGCTGGTGTTCTGGTGGTGGGCTTGCTTTTGCATCCGTTGATGCAGGAGGAGCAGAGCTTGCCGTAGGAGATTGCGGCCAAAGCACGCGCCTTTTTTTTTCAGCCTCTGCGAACATAGAGGCATTAATGAGCTTTAATTCAAGCTCTTCAAAATCCATGATCGTAAGAACCGAATCGAGTTGTGATGGATTGTACGGCCATAGATCGCCTTTTCGGTCCCGGAAGTTTTCCCAACCGCATAGGATAATGCGGATAGCATCGCAGCGGATCTTGATAGACTCCTCTACGCTCTTTGAGTTCTCGACCTCATCAAACTTATTCGCGATGAGCACCGTCTCTCTACACGTCGGATAATGGAAGATAAGCGATGGCCGCTCGGCCTCTGGCTTATCGCGGTCCGTACTAATCACGTAGCGAAAGGTTTGGGTACTATCGAAGGCTACAGGCATGTTGTTAATCTCCTCTCCCGTTGTTGTTCAACGGGAGAGAGAGGCACTCCTGCTTTAGAATTGGATCGTTAATTCACTATCGACGGTTGAACCGTTCTGCGCAGCTATCCAATCAAGATTCGAAGTAATCTTGCCATTACGATCGCCTTCCTTGATGCCTGTATATTGAAGCTCGGGAGCCGCGATGGTGAATCCTGTCCCGGTAGCTCCGTAGCTTAAAGAGAACGCGGCGGTCGTTCCAGCGAGCCACAAACCGAAAGCATCGTAGATAGCCCCACCGTCACCAGTAGCGGATGCGACGTTCGTCGTTTCAGGATCTAGCGTTCCCGTAACTTTTCTGTCGGTAATTACGGCCGACACGTAACCAGATGCCTGAGTGATGTCCTCTCTCATTTCTACGACCGTGCCATACTTGATACCGATCTTGGGCGCAGTAGGCGTGTAGGAGCCAATCGAAAGCGTGGCCCCCGCGAATCGCGGCGGAACAACCGTAGTCAGAAATTGAGGCGTGAACATCGCCGCATCGACCACAGGAACCCACACGCCTTTGTAGTCAAATGAGAAGATACCAATCTTGCCGTCTTCACCATCGAACGACCACGATCCCATCGAGCCGATGAGTTTCTTCTCGATGCCATCTTCAAAGACTGCAATCGTCGCGCTCTTCTGCGCAGAGAACGCGGAGATAGGAGAGAAGAGACCAGAAGCGACAGACATACCGCAAGATTGCAAGAGCACTGTGGCCCAAGCGGGAGCCGTTCCAGCGGTTCCGCTGCCATAGCCTTCCATCTTGAATTTAACGCCACCGCTGTACGCCCCGACGTTGCCAGCCTGACGGCCAAAGGCTCCGGGAGCCATTCGCTCGTTGTACGGGATATCCGCGTCAATGCTAACGTCGAAGGCGTTAATCATCGCATCGGTTCCAGATGCTAGAGTTGCGGCAGTACCGATTACCGATTCAAGCTTTGCCGCTAATACTTTGCGTTCTTTGATTAGTGCCATTCTTCCCCCCGGAAGTGTGATTGTTAGAGAGCAATCGCATAAGGATTGATATCCTGAGTGCGATAGTTGACCTCGCAATTAACGATGATAACATCATACGCCGATGTCTCTTCCGTAAACGCGCGACTTGCTTTTATTTCGGTGTCCCGTGCAACACCTCCTCTATATCTATCCGCCATCAACGCCTGTTCAATATCGGATCTAACGACATTGCAATACGTGTCTATCGGTGTGGTGTCCGTATCAGACGGGATGATGAAAACAGATATTTCAAATGGGAGCCACCATTCTTTAGTGTTATATACATTTTCGTCGGTAGCCTCTCGCGGGTCAGCTTGCAAAATAATAGCAGCAAAGTTCGTTCGCTTATCACCTTTCTTAGCGTGCCTCGTGGCGGTAATGGTATAGTTATATCCATTCTCTTCCGTAACGCCTTGGACTGTCGTTAAGACGTTCTGAGCGATAAGCTCGATTACTGGTAAGCTCATTAGTCCCCCTCATCCGCTATCGTCTTATCTATGGCACGCTGAGCCGCTTCCCCGAAAATCCTCTCATGCTCCGCAGCGTTGTTATCATAGTTAGCGAAGAAATCAATCCGCTTCCTTTGTGATACTCTCGGTTTTAACCAAGCGAGTATCGTTATTTTCTTGATCTGCCGCGCGCGTCCGCTCTTGGTGGTGGTCGGATCTACTTTGATAATGGCCGGTCCCGCCTTGGTCTGAATGATCTTCGCTTGCCCAGCTTGGATCATCTGTTGTAGCTCTTTCTGACTAAACTTCCGCTTACCTCCCGCAGTACGGGCAGCATCGGTAAGGATCGTCATAAGTCGCGACTTGGTAGGCTGTACTTCCCCACCCGTTTGGAAGATCCGCATCGGCTTAGCGCCGGTCCATTCCTCTAGCTTCAAATCATCTACCGTCTTAGCCTCGCGCGAGTCGCTCGCCTTGCTTTTGAATGAGTGTAAGAACGCCTTAGAACGGATATTGAGGCTCCCGCCGCTCAACTGGTCTTTCTCCATCTTCTGGATATCGCTCTTGCCCATAAGGTGCATAGCGCGTCCAAGCTCTTGTGCGGCGTACCGAGGAGCAGCCTCTCGCATCGTCTTCGCAAAGGCCGGGAAATCTGAGAACTCGTAATGCACGCCGGGCATCAGCCAACCCCCAACCGCCACATGCCTTCATCGTTACTAATTATCTCGCGGACGATGAATGCTTCAGCGGTTCCCCCAATAACACTGGCAAACGTGACTGTATCGACGCTTCGATTGATGCTGGTTACGCCATTCCAAGTGGAGTTAGCGATTTCAATCTCATGTGCGTAGACAGTTGAGCCGGTAAGGCCCGCGATAGTTGTGGCCGGGTTACGGTAGATGATTGCCGGTATCGTAACCGGCTCGCCGTCAGCAGGAGAGTAAGTAATGCTCTCCGCGAAGTTAGTCAAAAACGTATTAACCGCGTCATATGCGAGCCACTCTAAAGACATTATTCCCCCCGAGCCGTCCAACGGATCGTGCAGCACTCGCTACGTACCTGCCCGCTAATGGCGAACCGTGTAGGTCGATTCGCATCGACCTCCCAGCGAACGACAGAGGTATCCTGCCCGCCGCAATGAAAGGCGCGCTCCTCTATCGAGATAGAGATATCCTCGACATTGAAAGGCACTTCAAACGTGATGGCAAAAGTGCCTGTTTGAAGTTTAATTGATCCAGTTTCTTCCATATCCTTAAACCGAAAGAGGCGGGAGCGTTCTCCCCCCGGATACTTACCCCCGCCTCATCTTGTATTCTCTTCTCTCTCGCTTACGAAAGTGTCGCCTGCAATGCGTGCTGATAACGCCCCACACCAACGCTTCTAACAGCCTTAGCTGCCCAGATGAATTGGTTATCCTTAACAGCGTTGTAGGAGCCTTCACCGAGATAGTTGATCTCTAGGCCGCTCTCTTCGCCCCAAGCAAAAGGCTTAACCTCTGAGTCGGTTCTAAACACCTGAAAAGTAGAGTTGGTACTCGAACCCAAGCGAGGATCAAACATCGCGTAGAAGCGGAACGCCTTGGGGTTTACAGTGTAGCGAGCCTTGGCTCCACCATCCTGCAACGTATCAAGTACGTTGGTCTGACCTTGGCTCAACTGGAGCGAGTCGATAGCCGCAATCATCGCAGCATAAACCGCTGGATTGCTGGTAACGAACTCAAACTCTTTGGCCCCGCCGTTAATTGGGTCGCCCGCTTCGTCGATCATCGAGTAGAAATAGGCAACGACACCAAGAATAACAGCCGACATCTGAACCGGCGTAGGAGCGGTAGCCGTTGCTCCCGTGTAACCAGAGCTTGCCAACGGAGCCACCTGACTATAGGTAATGTTGTTGCTCTGCGTAGTACCATTAACCGGGTGAGTCGATCCGAAGAACGCTACACCGTCAAAGCCTACCGGGTTACTTGTGATGTTGGAGATAACCAGCTTGTTAATGTGATCCGCGAACTTCGCGCCCATTTCACTAGCCTTGGACTCGAACATACCGAGGTTATCTCTGCGAACGTCTTCAACGTCGATAGCCATCGACAACTCATACGGCAGGTTCTGCTGTGTAAGAGTGTAAGCATGAGGAGCCGTAAACTGACGCGGCCCCGAGAACTGACGGACAGCGCCGACAGAACCCAAGTCAACGAGCTTCAAGAACTCTCCGACGCTATCGTAACGCTTGGTGATAGGAGTAGACCACTGACCGCTAACGACGCCTTCGTACGAAGTCAGAAACGCGCCTTGGAGTGTGGGAACCCATACTGAATCGAATTTAGATGCCATTGTCTTTCTCCCCCCGGAGAGTTGTTAGTTAAACTGTTTAGACGCCACGGAAACCGATACCAGAGAACTTAACGAGTACCGTAGTACCGCTAACGATCTTGATAATCTTCCCGATAAGCGTGTTGCTCGTGCTGGTCAGAGTAAACGTATTGCCGTCACTCGCGTAGACCGATGCACCAGTAGATGTAGCAGTCACACCAGTAACGACCAACTGAATAACCCCGTCAGCAACAGCATTTACGATGCCCGTGCTCGATCCGGTAGTTACAGTGCCGTTTGCAAAACCGAGGAAGTTTTCCCCGGCAACCAAAGGCTCTGCCACACCTGTACCAGTCGTTGCGGAGCCGGTATCCGAGAGTGCGGAGCCTTCGTAAATAGTAGACGACGCTGCCATCGGGTAATCGAGATAGACGCTCGGAAGTACCTGATAAGTGCGTGGAGTTGTGAAAGTTAGTTGTGCCATTTACTTGGCTCCCCCGTTAAGTTTCTTAGTATGTTTCATCGCCGCGAGGAAATAATCCTTCCTACCGGAGTAGGCTTTCTGCACGTCACCTACGTTCTTAGCCCAAATGGTTTCAGGATCGGAAGCGTTAGCCTCTTCACTTGGTCCCCCGAGGGCGAGAGGCTCAATACCATCAGAGCCTTTAGCTACCGCCTTGCGGAGAGAGCTATTCTCATTGGTAAGCACATCAGCGAGAGCGGCCTTAGCCTCTACAGGCGACTTGCCCGCGAGAAATTGAGCTACAGCGAATTCAGCGCGATTACCGCACGACTCGTTAATAGCTTTGAGGCGGTCGCGATCTGCCGCGACGGCCTTAGCGACCTTCGCATCCATATCGTCGGCCCCGTCGTCGCCTTCAACGTCTTCTGAATCAGTTGAGCTATCGCTCTCGTCGTCATCGTTGTCTTTGCTCAGCGCGTCTACCTTTGCGGTAAGAGCGGTAATTGCGTCCATGATCTGTTTAAGTACATCGTCGGACGCGGGAGCAGCAGGAGCATCAGGAGTTGAGTCGTCTGCTTTCACTTTTACGTTGCTTGCCATTGTGTTGGTTTCCCCGTTCAGTTGGATTGCGATATCGAGTGTCCCGATACCATCAATCAGTTTCAGCGTAAGAGCCTCGCTCGCTATGTGAGTTCGGCCGTCCGCTAATTGCTTTACTACTGGCAAGGACAGATTCCTTTGGAAATACTTTGGACAAACAAATCGTAAGTTGAATTAACGATCTGCTGGTGTGAGTCGATCGCCTTATCAGTGATGGGAAGACCTTGACTGTCCAAACCTTTGTACTCTCCTGCCGCGACGAGCCTTACAGCTATCCCCGCCTTTGCCGCTGCTTCACTGGTATCAGTGAGAACGCAAAACACCCCGATGCTACCGACCTTTGCTGCCTCATTAGCGATAACGCTAGAGCATTGGCTTGCTACCCAATAGGCAGCAGAGCAGCAGTTGTCAGACACATACGCGGTAATAGGCTTGGTGGCTTTGACTACAGAAATACGTGCTGCAAGATCGGCTGTACCGGCTACCGTTCCGCCCGGAGAGTCGATAAACAACACGATTGATTCGATAGCATCATCCGATGCCGCCGCGTCAATTGCGATCTGAGTTTCTAACGCTGATACCGTTCTGCCTTGGTCATCAGCGTACTTTGCGATAACGCCAACGAAAGGAATAACAGCGGTAGAGCCGCTAACCGCATAAGGTTTCGATTGAGCCTTAGCTGGTGCAGCCTTGCTCTCTGCTTTGAGTTCTACTTGATAGCCATTTGCAACGAAGGCCCGCAGAGTGGATTGATCCAGTGCGTACAGGTTATCCCAGCCAGTCGTATTAGCTTTGAAGTTATTCAGCAAGTGGGCTCTCCGTTGGTCCCGCTGGATCTGTTGGCGGGACATTCGTATCCTTCGTATCGCTGCCTACGGTTTCCTCTGTGGATACTGGCGCTTTCGTCCCCACCTCAAGCATGATGTTGGCGTGATAGATCGGAATCCCGAGCTTACGCTTGTTGGCAAGCTCTGTTGCTCGCTCCTGCTGGATCTGGTCTACGTTAATACCGCGACTCATTAGCTCGCGAGTCTCGGTGGTTAGTCCCGCATCTATTTCAGCTTGGATACCTTGAATCTCTTTGACGACATCAAGGTAAGGCCACCTATCTGCGTGCCAACGATGGTTAAAGGCATCGTCTCTATCCTCAAGCTCTCCGTCTTTGATAAACTTGGATATCCTCCATCGCCATACGCGAGAGTAATATTCGTCAATCAATAGCCGCTGAACTCGTTCGAAGGCTCTTTGGGCCGCTTGGGCAGAGGCTTTAGCGGTAGCTCCTGATACGGTGGAGAAATCCAGTAAGGCGTACTCAAGTGGAAGGCCGAAACCCAGACCGAGGAGCCTGATAATCATGCGCACGTTGGTATCGAACCCACTACCGGGTTGAGCGGGATTCACCTGCTGAATGGTTTCCCCGTTTTGGCCGTACATAATCAGGCCCGGTTCTAATGTGGTTTGTCTTTGAGTAGATCCGTCCGTAATGTTCTTGCCAGTGCCCAAACCTTGCA